ACGACATACTCGTTGTCGTTGGAGATCGCATAGAATAGCCGCTCTTTTAGCGGGCTCGGCTGCATGTGCAATAACGGCGCCTTGCCGGGCTGCGAGATCTTATCGGGCCGCCTCGGCTTGCGTGCCGCGTAGCCCTGCTGCAGTGCGAATTGATACCACGCCTGACGCTGGCGGAATCGCTGGAGCTCCTCGGGTGTAAGCTCGCTGAGCTTCTTCTGCGCTGCTCGCTTCAGTGACCGCCTCGCGACCTTCCTGATACTGCCGCCGACCACGTCGAAGAATTTCGCCTGCCGCTCCGTGATGCCGAGCTCGCTGCGGACCGTGCCGTCTGGCCTGCGGGTAAACCTCATCTTCATGTTGGCTCGGAATCGAATGCTCTGGCTCATGCTCGATTCCCCACACTGACGGCCCACGTGGTTTCGATCACACCGACAAAGACCTCCATCTGATCGAGGATCTCGCCGTCGCATGTCGTCGCGATCGAGACCGACCGCCGCCGTGCCGCGACATTGCCGGCCAGCGTCACCTGCCGATATGTCGCCGACGTCCGCAGATGATCACAGAGGCCCTCGAGCAAATCCTCGTAGGCGTCCGATGCCGCGACTGCCTCGGCTGTGCAGCGCACCGTCAAGACGATCGCGATGGTGATGTCCTCGCTGACGTCGCCCCGGTTGCTCGTGTCCTCGACTCGAGGACAGATGATCGTGAGGAATCCCTGCGTGTCGCTCACCTCGTCAATGATGGCTGTGTAGCTCCGCCGCCTGCTGACTGTGATGCCAGCCGGCAGTGACGGGTAGGCCTGCAGTTGTGTGACCAGTGCTGCCGCCAGTGTCTGGATACGCGCTGCCATCAGTCGCGCTCCTTCGTGTGGATGCGGAGATATCGCCGCTCTGGGTCGTGATACTGCCAGAGCTGCGAGCTCGGGCCGAATGGCATGACCCTGTATGTGATGTCGTCGACTGTGATGGTGTCGCCCCGCTGCGGAGTGACCATGGTGCCGCTGATGATCAGATCCGCAGCGAGGACGATCCAGTCCGTCGAGCGATCCCCGACCCGCACCGCCTGGTACGTTTCGGACCGCTCCCATGTCGACTGGCCTCGCACCGCTGTCAGCTCGCAACTGTTGGCACCACGCGCGAACGTCGCCGCCTCACCCCGCACTCGGAATGATGCCGCTTGCGCTGCTCGCTGTGCTGCTTGAATTGCTGTGACCACGGGGAGACCTCAGAGTAGAGAGCCCACTGGCCGGCCCCCGGAGGAAAGGCCGACCAGCGAGCGGGGCATGACGATCAGGACAGCAGCGCTTCTGTGCTGCTGATGGCATCGGTGACGACGATCGGAATTCCTTCGTACTCGGTCGGGCGAGGCGCTGGCATCCCGGTCGGGCTGTAGGTTGTCCGGCTCACCTGCAGCTGCCGCAATGATCGGCGATTCAGGCAGATATGGGTGGGCTGATCACTCGCCGGAAACAGGGCCAGAGCCCGTGCCAGCAGGGTGTCCGTGAGACCCTTGCCGCTGTCCTCCGTGAGGTTCGCGATGCGGGCCACAGCGTACTTGCTGCCGATCTGCACACCGAGATGGCCGCCGGCATCTCGCACCATGGCCACCATCGACTTGCTGTTGCTGCCGAGCACGACAGACTCGAAGATTTCGCCAACCGTGAAGTTGATGTTTGGGCTGCTCAGCGACTGGTCGCCGGCACCCACCAGAGCCACTGATGCGTCGTCCGGAGTCGATCGCAGGAACCACACCGAGCTGCCTGTGGCTGCAGTCGAGCCGGCTGCGTTGATGACCAGCGCGTCGCTGGCTCCGTTGTAGTTGGCCGAGTCGGCCAAACCAAGGAAGCCGTCAGCGCTGCCGCCCACGGTCCCGTTGAAGAACTGCTTCTCGAGCGTGAACAGAGCCTCGCGGATCTGTCGGGCCGTCCGCTGATTCATCCAGGCTTCGGCGCCAAATCGATAGGCTCGGCAAGCCGCCGCGTCCTCGATCACCTTGCTGTCGATGTATTTCAGGTCGATGCTGGTCTGTGTCGAGATGCTGGCCGTGTAATCAGCACCCGCGTTGACAGCCCGGAAGCCGATTACCGGGGCCGTCGTTTCGACGTTGAACTTGTGCACCGTGCCGTTGCTCGACTGCATCGCGTGCAGCGCTCGCAACACCGGGGCCTTGTTCAAGATGTCCGTGATTTCAGCCGGGTTGACGTCCAGCGAGTTGAAGCGAATCAGCTCGTTGAGCGTGGAAAGTGTGTCCGCCATGGTCGTCTACTCCTCAATTCTTGCGTGCTCGAAATGCCTCGGCCAGACTGCGTGGCACCGTGCCACCAATCGCCACCGGCGTCGTCTCACCCTTGACCGCCTCGGCCATGCTGGCCGCCTGCTGCTTAAGCTGGGTCAGCTCGGCTCGCAGATCTTGGATCGTGCCCTGCAGTGTCTGCAGATGCGAAGCCTGGGCCGCGTGAAAATCGAGGCCGTCGCGGAACATTCGGGCGCCCTCAGCGTCCCCGAATGCTGTCATGTAAGCCGCCAGATCCGGTCGCGTGGGCGCCTCCTGCACTGTCACCGGCACCTCTGCCGCTGCAGCTGCTGGCTGCTCCCCTGCCGCCGCTGGCTGCAGCGTCTGCTTGTTCATCGTGTCCTGTCCTTGCTGTGACCGGATGGCTGCGAGCACATCGTCGAGCGATCCGATCTGATCCACCAAACCGAGGCCAGCAGCTTCGGCTGCCGACCACCACCGACCGTCGGAGACGGCCTCCACCTGCTCACTCGTCATGCTCCGACCGCTGGCTACATCGGCCAGAAATCGGGCATTCATTTCGTCGACCTTGCTTTGCAGGAATGCCTGCTGGTCCGGGGTGATCTCTTCGCCTGGCGTCGCGATGCCCTTGTAGGCTCCTGACGTCAGCAGCACCGACCGCAGGCCGGCATCGGCGTAGGCCTTGCTATAGTCGATCACCTGCCAGTATGTTCCGATTGAGCCGACCTCTGAGTCCTTGCTGGCCCAAATGCTGCCGGCCTGCGATGCGATGCGATAGGCCATCGAGCAGCCGCAGCCGCTCACGCTGGCCACCACCAGCGTCCGCTGGGCCAGCTCGTTCACTGCGTCGACGACAGCCGTGCCGCCATCGACCACACCGCCGGGGCTGTCGATCCGCAGAACCACAGCGCGGGGTGGCATCTCCAGCAGTTCCTCGAGGCCTTCGAGGATGCTGGCGTAGTTCGAGCGGAATGGACTGGCCTTGCCTTTGAATAGCGGGCCCACGATTGAGACGATCGCGATCCCGTCCTCGGTGTAGCTGACTGGCGTCGAGTCCTCAAACCCCAGCATCTCCGCCCACATATCGTAGATGCGGTCGTCGATCCGCTCGGGGTCCATGTCGCTCCGGGGCCCGCCGGCCTTCGTGGCCAGCCTGTGCTCATAGGCCTGCAGCCACCGCATGTCGATCTGCCATCCGCGATTCATTGCACCGCCTCCAGTCGCACCATTGCCGCATTGCTCCATGCCTGCAGATAGCCGAGGGATGCGAGCTCCTCGCGCTCCTTGGCGATCTCTCGGCAGTTGTCCAGATAGTCGCCAAATCCCCATGTGTCGCACACGTCCTGCATCGACTGGAGGCCCGCAGCGACTGACCGCAGAGCCACGTCGAGCTCTTCTTGCGGCTTCCAAAATGCGATGCCGCGTGGGACCCATCGCCACTGCAGATCAGAGACCAGCTGGCCGCCCGGTAGGCTGATCTCGCCCGTGCCGCCGAAGTCCACCGGGAGAGCCCACTTGAGCAGCAGCCACTGGGTCAGCCGTTTGTGCAGTCGCTCCTGTGTCTTGCGTCTGGCGTGGCATGCGCGCTCGAAGAGATTCCACGCGCCTCTGCTGCCGCTGTAATTGGTCCACGACTCATCGAAGAATGAATAGGGCAAGTCCAGTGACTTCAGCGCGATCTGCAAACAGAGCTTGAGGAAGTCCTGCGTTTGGCTGGCCGGGTTGCCTGACTCGATAGCCTTGACGTCCTCGCCCTCATCCAAATCAAACACCGCCGGACCTTGCCCGAAATCGAGCACCCTCGCCGATGCGTCCTGCGAGCCATCGGTGTCGTTGTCGCTGTCGAAGGCCTCAGCCTCGGGCTTACGTGAGAACGCAATCCCGAACAATTGATCCAGCTTGATCTTGGCTCGCATGTGATCGAATGTCTCATCGACGTCCCTGAACTCATTCAGCGCTGCGACGATCGGAGACTGTGGCCGGATCTGGTTGGGCCGGCCTTCGAATTGGCAGTGTTGCCAGACATTGCTCTGGCGGATGATCCGGTCGCCGCGTGTCCCCGTGAGCGGATCTTCCTCCGCGAAATTCCACGCGACGACTCGACCAGATCGGAGCTTGGCCCCGTTAATCCATTGCCGCTGGTCGTTGCGTCCGTAGGCTGGCGACCGGCAGAATGCACCTTCGACCAGCTGTAGAGTCCAGTCGGATTGCTTGACCAGGAAGCAGTCGCCGGCCAGCAGCTTCTGGGCTTCGGCCACCCGCCGGATGTCGTCCCAGTCCATGCGCCCGTAGGTGTCGATGGCCTCGGGCTCGGTGTCTCTGGCCATGAGCTGCTTGAGTGCCACATCGAGACCGCGATCCCCGGTCCTCGGCTGGAAGTCCCACAGGCAGCAGTAGTCCAGCGTCCGCCTGATGGCCCATGCCAGCAGTCCCATATTGCGCCACACGTCGAGGGCGTTGGCTGCGAGGGCCTCACGCCGCCGATCATTTAGCAGCGAGTCCTCGAGTCGCACCTTGGCCGTAGCCGACCGTCGGCGATTGCCGGGGTTGAGGGCCTGATAGGTGGTGTCCGTCGTGCCGGGGCTGGTGGTACTCACCGCATCACCTCCGGCTCATTACGACATTGATGACGCGCGACCGTCGAGGCCTTGCCCCGGTCTGCTCCTCGAGCCGCTGCAGCTCACGGCGCACTGTGTCCAAATCGAAGGACGTCGATGCGCCGTCGCGACTGTCCGACGTCACGCCGCTCTGCAGCGTCTGCCTCAGTCTGGCGATAATCTGTGCGGTTGTTTCGCTCATGCCCGCAGTCTGCGGGCCCCTCGCTCAATCGTCAACGGGCGAAACAGGATCGGCCGATTTCAGCTCGCAGATATAGCTGCGATCCACTCGGTACTGGCCGCAGTTGAGGCAGCTGGTACGCCGCAGCAGCACCGCCGTATAGGGCCTGCCCTCGGGGCTGATGCCGTCGCCGTCGATCCGTTGCGGCGCGTCGCTGTACTCTGCCCGCTCTGTGCTCTGGCATGTGGGGCAGTGCGAGACCCTCACGTCCACGACAACACGGTCCCTGGTTTTGCTGCCCTTCGGTCTGCCCGTTTTCCCCTCGCTCATGTCCTCACCTCCGCTTAAATATCGCTGAAATGCCGCTGACAAATCGCTGACAACACCGGGCCGCACTGCTAATCGCGCAAGGCCTCTGCCATTGCCCCTTTTTGGTTTTTACGCGAACTCGCCTCTAATAGCCCAGCCAGCACACCCATCTCAAACATCTCTTGTCTTAAATCACTCATGTCCTGCGCGGCTTGCTGCAGTGTGTATTTGTCTGGGCTGCTGATGGCTGTAAGCAGCAGCAGCATCGAGCATGATTCAATCGCTTGCTGCATAGTGCCGGCGAAATAGCCGAGCCCATTGAATTTATGCTTGCGGCCAGCATTGTCGACAACAGTTTGCCATGACCCATTGACCGCCACCAATGTTAATTCATGCACCCGCAGTTTTCCGTCTTTATCACTGCGACGAACCCGGTAAACCGTTCGTGGTAACTTTTGCTTTGCTTTCACGTCCTCACCTCCGTTCGTCGCTTAATTCGTCGCCGCCGCTTCTGCTCCGTCGCCTCACTCACCTCTGGCACATTGCACCCGAGCACAGAGGCCAGCACCAGACAGCCGACTGAGCTGTCGAGCCAGTGATTCTCTGCCCCGACCCTCAGCCGCCATTCCATCACCGTCCGGCCTCGGCCCTCGGTCTGCGTGGCATACTCGCTCGTCAGATGCTCGGAGTAGAGCCGATGCATTCCGTCGTAGAGCGTGATGGCCCCGGCATGGCCGATCCGGACAGCCATCTGGTCATGCCATGCTGTCTTCCAGTAGTTCACATCGCTCAAACAGTTGCGGATGTCGCCGGCCTGCTTGCGCTTGACGATAACCCAGCCGAGACCGACTCGTGAGCCGGGGTCATACTTGCGTTCACTGATCGGCTTGTCCGCCGCTCGATAGCTCTGGCCCATGTATGCCAGCAGCTGCTGCCGATGGTTGCTCCGACTCAGGGCGGATTTCACCAGATCCGTTTTCCAGCGGGCGTCGAATGCGACAAGCTCGGGCGTCATGTGGCCGCCGTCTTCGCTTCGCCAGTCTTGCGAGAATAACCACTCGCAGAATTCCGTGATCCCCTGACTGAGAGCCGCCATGTCGCCGGCTTGCGGGTATCTGTGGCTGAGCTTCCGCCTTGCTTCTTTGAGCGTGAAATACGGATCTTCCTGCTCCGGAAATGTGCCATATCGCATCACGTGCAAAGACCCATCCTCACGGGCCGCCGCCACCGTGTAGTACAGCAGTGTTTGCTGGACGTCGACCATCGCCACCAACTTGTGGAAGCCCTTCGGGGCCACGCCTCGAGGCAGCTTCACGCGCCGGCTGTCGGCGATGTCCTGGGCTGTGAGCCACGTTCGGCTTTCGTTCTCGTCCTTCTGAGGTTCGTTCTGCAGCTCGCTGAAGAACCCGCTCCGGCTGCGATAGTACCACTCCATCCCATGCTGCAGCGCTGAGATCTCGCCGCTGCTCGCGCTGTACCGTGCCGGCCAGGCGACTTCGCTGCCAGAGTCCATCGCCGCCTTGTGGTCCCGATAGAACCGGGTCGCGTCGCGGATGTCGCCGTGCTCGCGTAGTGATGCCGCCCGGATGTCGCCGTATTGTGACCACAGCTGCATGGCCGCGTCGTCTGGCATCTGGCGGATAAAGGCCCGCCGTATCCCGCACCAGTCCGGATTGATCTCGCGGTTAAGCAGCCTGTCGGCGGCGTCGTCGGACCTGATCACAGTGCACGTCACCAGCGCACAGAATGGCGTGTCCGGGCCTCGCATCCCCACCAGGTCATTCTGGATGACCTCCGTGCGCCCGTGGCATTGGATCGCGGACAGGGCCGACTCCCTTGTCTGGAAGTCGTCGCACAATAACATGCTGGGCCGGATGACTCGACCGTCTGGCAGTGTGTGCAGCGCACCGCGCACCGCTTCCATGAGGCCGCTGGCCGTGACGATGGCACCCGTCCCCGGAAATCCGTCGAGCGTGGCGAATACTGCGGTCTTTGTGCTGATCTGGATGTTAGTGTTTTGCCCGCGATAGAGCTGCCCCTTGGCTCGGTTTGAGATTCCCTCGAGCTTGCGGATCGGGTAGGCCACCTCCGGCCAGAGATCGTACAGCATGGGGTTATGCGACCACTCTGTGACGATGTCTCTGAGCAGCTTTTCGGCCTTGCCCGCGTTGGCCGCCGCAATCATCGAGAATGGATGCAGCCGGCGGACAATCGCCCAGATCATGGCCCGCATGATGATCGTGCTCTTGCCGGTCCCGCGTGGCATACCGACAGCGCGAAACCCGCCCCGCTCGATGACCCGCTGCAGCTCCTCGATCAGTACCAGATGATCGTCACACCAGCCGAGCCGGAATGCCTGCGGGAAGCACCGCTCGAGGAACGTCCGCAAGTCCGCCTCACATGCCTCGCGCAGCACCGGGTCGCCCACTGGCGGAATGTCGCCGATGTCTCGGGCTGAGTTGCTGACTTCTTTCGACCGCGCCGCCGCCTTGGCCTTCAGCCGCTCATAGGCTGCCGTGGCCCGGTCGCGCACCTCGTCCGCTGAGCGCGGGGCCGCTGCTCGCCGCTTGCGTGGGGCCGTGGCAGTGCTCACTGGCTCCGGAGCCTCTCGAGCTCCGCCGCGATCTGTGCTGGTGTTGCGCCGCCTCGCCATCGTGCCACCGGCATTCTGTCAGATTTTCGCACCAGCCACACCGTCGGAATGGATGTCACCGCCGGCACCGTGACCGGCTTGCCTCCGGATTGTACCACACGCTGACGCCAGTACTCGGGGCTGCGGTCCATGTCGGTTTGTGTGACCGGCAGCAGCTGCTGCACAGCCGGCAGTGTGGTCTGCTTGTACCGCTGGCAGGGCCCGCACCAGCTGGCAGTGAAGAGGACAGCGTAGTACTCCTCGGACTGCTCCTCGAATGGTGCCGGCTGTGGCTGTGCGACCGACACACGGAATCGCCATTCGTCCGCAATCAGAAGGGCCATTGCTGCGACTGCTGCGATCATTGTGCCACCCCCGCAATTGGACAGACTGCATCGTCGAATACGGCCTTGCGTCCACGCAAAACTCCGTAGCCCCTGTCCCCCCATGTCGGGCCCCAGCTGTTGACAACTCCCCAGCAGAGCTCACCGTCGAGAATGAGTGCGTCGACGATCGCCACCTGATGGCCCCACCAGTTGAATCCGGCTGAGATCGGGTAGCCGCTGAGCACCATGGTCGCCGCCTGCATCATGTTCCGTGGCTGCACCTCGATCCAGTCCGTCGCCCTGTACTTGCGGGCCGCCAACTGGTTGCCCGGCGTGGCGTAGCGCCGCTCGATGGCTCGCTCCGGCCAGTATTGCTGGGGCACTGCGCCGTGCTCCTTCAGGTACCTCAGCGCGTCGCCGCCCCATCCGCCGACGTTGCGATAGCCTTTAATCGGTGCCGCCACGCTGGCTGGGCTGAGTCTCACTGGCGTCTGATTGGCCCGCAGTATTGCGAGCTCGAGGCAGTAGACCGTGGCGAAGGCCCAGCAGTAGTTGGTGCTGCCTTGGTCTTTGCAGCCCCAGTCGTGCTGCCGGATCATGTCGGAGATCCGGCTTTTGTATTTCTCGGCGTCTCGGATCGAGGCCTTGATCTCGGCCATGGTCATGGTTCGCATGCTGGTCGGGTATGGCATGGCTGATGCGCCATAACCGAAGCCGCCGGCGTTGGGTCGGTCCGCCATGTCGAGGCCTCGGGAGCCTCCGGCCCAGACTGACTCTGGCGTTGCGTCGTCGATGATGACGGCACCTGCCGGGATGTTGCTGCTGCTCATTCTGTGGGCTCCGCTGACTGGAGGCATCGGACATCGCAGAGATCTAAGCCGGTCAGCTGGTGATGCCGCTTGCCGTGCTGGATGCCGACATGTCTGCTTGTTACTACGGCGTCGCATATGATCGTTTGCCGTTTTCCTTTGATGTCTGTAACCAGCTGGACGCGAACCTTATCGCCGCATCGCACCGGGGTTGTGTATTTTCTCACTGTTGCCCCCTTGCCGCCTTGAGAGCCGCCAGCAGTTGTGGCTGCGACTCGATCGGTATGACCGTGGCGTCCGTGCCACGGACAATCACCGCTTGTGGTCCGTCACCGAGATCTGCTCGGACGTCTTGCCAGAGCTTCCGCCAGATGGCCGGCGCTGAGTCGAGTCCATCCGACTCAATGGCCGACCGATCCCAGAGTCTCCACTCTGCTCTGCCTGCATCCTGCACACAGTTGGCATCCAGCCACTGCCTCACCGCCTGTGAGTTGACCGCCTGCAATGCCGCCGGCGGCGCGTCCTGATCCACCAGCAGCAACACCCGCAGATCCGCGTCTGCCGGCTGTGGTGGCTGTGGTGGCGATGGCCCCGGCCCAGGGGGAGGATTGGGCGCGGAGCCATCGACCACCAGCTGCACCAGCTGCCGCTCCGATGGGTCGGTGAATCCATACGGCACCA